GAATATAAAGCCTCGGTAGTTTAATGGTAGAACGCCATCCTTACACGGTGGATACGGGAGTTCAATTCTCCAACGAGGTACCAAATACGCAACGGTGGCAGAGTGGCCCAATGCAACGGATTGCAAATCCGTAAAACCGGGGGTTCAAATCCCTCCCGTTGCTCCATAATATGAAATCGCATACAATCAACAATTTAGATAATTTTATTTTAGGTTGGTACATTGATACAAGTGTATGTGATCGTTTGATTAGCTATCATAAAGATAGTCCCAATCAGCGACAGGGCAAAGTTAGTGGCATAGTTAATCCTAATTTTAAAATTAGTACAGACTGTACACTGGAAGTGAATAGTGAGTTATATCAAGAATATACTGCACTATTGCGTAATGCTGTTGATCTGTATCAAGATCACTACCCAATGTCGGGTGACATTGTTCCAGATTGGGGGTTGTTAGAAACAGTACAAATACAGCATTATCAGCCAGGAGAAGGTTTTGTTGCCTGGCATACTGAAAGAGCAGGAACACATCATCCAGTATGTAATAGACACCTAGTGTGGATGACATATTTGAATGATGTAACAGATGAAGGCGAAACCGAGTTCTATCATCAAAAGTTAAAAGTTAAACCTGAAAAAGGACTAACTTTAATTTGGCCCGCAGATTGGACTCACACACATCGTGGAGTAACTAGTCCAACTGAAGACAAATATGTTATTACAGGCTGGTTAACTTTTCAAAAATAATTTTGTTAGTTTTGCCAAAATGCAATGACAATCTATTGTAGACCAGCTATAATAGATACATAGCAAGCAGTAATGCTTGTAGATAGTTTTAGGATCGTTACAGCAACTTTCACGGTTAATAGCCGTACTAAAGGATGGGCAGAGATAACTTCACAGCCTATCAAACATGTAGCTCAAACATGTAAAAGAGTGGGCACCAACGATCCTGTTGATCATAGGATGATCACAGCAAACTTATACTATAACTGAACTGCCATAATAATTGTCGAAAGACATTAAAAGGCTAGTGCTTGTAGAATACAAGATAGTGCTAGAAGAATACTAGATATTAGCCCACATAGAACAAATGGGATAGACTGATGAGGCTTGAACCGATATACTGGGGATAGGGATTAGTCGATAAACTCTTACCGTCTCAATCATCCTGTTAAATTTAGAATGTTAACAGCAACTTTAATTTTTCAAGCATATCGAAAAGAAAACACATTCTGTAAAGGTAAAGAAAATGAACGCATTTGTAAACGCAGTAGCAAATCAAGAAGCCCGTACCGCAAACGGTATGAAGGCTCGTAAGTCAACAGCTAAGGCTTGTGTTGACCTGTTCTACAAGATCGGCGCAAGCCGTGGTAAGAACATCACAGGCGACTTCACAGCCGCTTATGTAGAAAACAGTGATGTAGCACTACGCATCGCACAGTGGGCACGTGATGTCCGTGGTGGTGCAGGTGAACGTCAATTGTTCCGCGACATTCTAGTACACCTAGAAAAGCGTGACCCAGACGCCGCTTTGGCTCTTCTAAAGAAGATTCCAGAAGTTGGTCGTTGGGATGACATCTTTGTCTTCTCAAACCCAGTTCTGAAGTCAGCCGCTTATACCATGTTGGGCGATGCCCTTCGTGCTAAGAACGGCTTGGCCGCAAAGTGGACTCCTCGTAAGGGTCAAATTGCCGCTGAAGTTCGTGCCTTTTTTGGCATGACTCCAAAGCAATATCGTAAGAGCCTTGTGGCACTTACAAAGGTTGTTGAAACCCAAATGTGTGCAGGAGATTGGGACAACATCAACTTCAGTCACGTTCCTTCTGTAGCTTCTCGAATCTACAAGAAGGCTTTCAACCGTCACAGCCCAGCGTTCGCTGAGTATGTTGCCAAGTTGGTAAGTGGTGATAAGACTGTTAAGGTTAACGCCTCTGCAATCTTCCCACATGATGTGTTGAAGGGTGTGATTGGTGGCTACCGTGCTAAGTTGGACAAGACAGAAACAGACCATGTGATCGCACAATGGGATGCCTTGCCAAACTACGTTGGAGATGCTAGCATCATGCCAATCGTAGACGTTAGCGGTTCTATGTCTTGCCCAGCAGGAAAGAACACTGGCGTAACTTGCATGGACGTTTCAATCAGCTTGGGCTTGTACCTAGCAGATAAGAACAAGGGTGTGTTCAAGGACACATTCTTGACTTTCTCAGACAAGCCAGAACTTGTTACTCTGAAGGGTAACATAGTTCAAAAGGTTGATCAAATGTCTAAGAGCAACTGGGAAATGAGCACTAACTTGCATGCCGCTATGGACAAGATCCTGTCGGTTGCAGTTAAGAACTCTGTACCAGCTAGTGACATGCCAGCCATGTTGCTAATCTTGTCAGACATGCAGTTCAACCAATGCGCCCGTTACGACGATAGCGCAATGGAAATGATCGAACGTAAGTTCGAAGCCGCAGGCTACTCTGTGCCACAGATTGTTTTCTGGAACCTAAACAGTTCAGACAACGTACCTGTTAAGGCAGACAAGAGTGGTGCCGCATTGGTAAGTGGATTTAGTCCATCAATCATGACTAGCTTGCTAGCCGCTGATTTGGATCAATTCACTCCAGAAGGCATCATGCTTAAGACTGTAATGAGTGATCGTTACGCACTATAAACCGTTGTAATAATACAACAGTTTTAAACCCTGTTAGCTGTGAAGTTGACAGGGTTTTTTTTTGACATTATAATAGTGGTATGGTAACAAAAAAGGAGCGAGAAATGGGATTCAAAATTTTGGGAAAGACAGCAGACTTGTATCAAGGCTACGGACCTTTGCCAAAAATGGAAGGCCCGTTCTTAGTTGCTGGACGTATTTTATATTACGATCCAAAAGAAGGCAAGTACTGGGATCCAAAAACAGACTTCTTTGTTCCGCATGATGAATATTTTAGAATGGTAGGTTTGATGTGATTGAACATATTAAGCAAGTATTTGAGCAGTTAGGCTACGACTGGGTCGAGCCTTACTCAACTACCGAAGGTGCAATTAACAGGGGAGAAGTGGGCAACCACAGAGGCTTGTATTACATCTATCCCAAAGTAAACTTCTACTTTGGTAAAGCGGCGACTAATACAGTTATTAATCGTCATCAAACACATCGTCCAAAATTGGATGTAGACTTGGCTACATTGTACAGTACTCCAGTTGAAAAAGTGGAACCTAAATGGATGTTTCCAGAAGGATGGAAAGAAGGTGTGTGCAAGTACATTATCGAAGGTGTGGATCATATTCCTAGCCATTATGTTAAAATTGGCAAGAAGCGAGTAGCACCTGGTGTGCTAGACTTTCCAGTCACACACAAGGTAGATGTGGATACACTTGAAGTGCTAGTATGGAATTTGGATCATTTGACCGCTGACGAGATTAGTGCTATTGAAGAAGCAGTAATTCCAGCAATTTGGCCTTATTGTAATAATGAAACGTATAGAAAGAGAAAGAAAGAAAAGAATGTTTAAAGTTTTAGAAAAAGAAATTGAAATAGAAAGTTTTATAACACTAAGCGAAGCAATGGCGTTTGCCAAGTTGTTAGGTGCCTTTGTTACTATTAGTGGCAATGGTATGGAAATAGTAGGTCGTTTTGGTGCTGATAGTATTGTAGACGGCAAGTGTCCAGATGGTGTTGACTACACTTGGATTAAGCGGAGAACACAATGAGTTTAGATGTAGATTTGATGGTCACTCAACCCACCAGTGTATACGGTGGAAACATTACACACAATTTGGGTCGGATGGCCGCACAAGTTAAATTGGCTAATGGTCGTACATTGTACGAGGTACTATGGCGTCCAGACGAACACGAGATGAAATTGGCCAAGGACATTGCAGAATTGTTGGACGAAGGTTGGAATATCTTGTTAAGTGATCCTGCCAAGTTCAAGCAGTTCGATCCTGAAAATGGATGGGGTAGCTACGAAGGACTTTGTGACTTTGTCTACAATTACCGTAACGCATGTTGGGATAACCCTGACGCAGAATTGAGTATATCACGATGAAAATCAAATTTGATAAAGACACTATGCCCGATCATTTGTACAATACGCTGTTACAGCATTTTGTAAACGAAGCAGTTGGGCTAGGTGTAGAAGTCGACAAGTTTACTGAGTTTAAAAACTGGGTAATTGAATGTGAAGTAGATGTAAAGGAATCGGTGCATTAATGCCTAAGTGTTATCAATTAATTGGAGTGCCATGTGCCGGTAAAAGCACTTGGATTAAGAATCAAATATGGATGTTGGGTTTAACTGTAGTTTCTACAGATGCGTTTGTAGAAGACTATGCAAGAGCACAAGGCAAGACTTATTCAGAAGTGTTTAAGGATTACATGCCTCGAGCAGTAGAACTAATGGCCGAACAAGTTGTAAGAGCCCGTGAATTGGATCATACAATAATTTGGGATCAAACTAGTACTACTGTTGCTAGTCGCACACGAAAGTTTCGTATGCTTCCTGACTATGAACATATTGCAGTAGTATTCACTACACCTGGCATTGATGTACTAAAAGAACGGTTGGCTAGTCGTCCCGGAAAAGAAATTCCTTGGGAAGTTGTACAAGGAATGATTGATAACTTTGAAATGCCAACCGAAGAAGAAGGTTTTAAAGAAATTTGGAGGGTATAATGCCTTGGATTGAAAATGTAGCCGCAAGTGATATCCCGATCGGGTTCCATCATGATGCAGGCCCTAATAGTATGTTGATCAGTATTGTCGACACGGCAAGCTGGCGCCCTACTCCAAAACATCAGTTTAAAGAGATTCATAATTTTGAATTTTTGGATGTAGAGGAAAAGGATGAGGTACTAGAAGAGTCTATGAAGTGTAGTCAAGAGCAAGCTGACCAACTTGTGGCTCTTTTACAACATGCACTTGAAAATAGAATGAATGTTGTTGTACATTGTTTTGCAGGTATTTGCCGTTCGGGTGCAGTTTGTGAAGTAGGAGTCATGATGGGCTTTGATGATACAGAGCGTTTTAGAAGCCCTAATCTGCTCGTTAAGCACCGTATGATGAAGACCTTGGGTTGGACCTATGACCCGGACGAAAAGCCCAACATCGACGATTGGCGCACTTTTAGAAGTGTTGACTAATTGAGTTTTTGGTAGTATAATTATAACTTAAACAATGAAAGGAGGCGAATATGCCAAGTGTATT